GTGCAGAGCAAGAACGCAAAGGCGTGGCAGGATGCAAAGGGCAAGCGCAACCTCTGCACTCGCAAAGAGTACAACGAAGCCCAGAGAATATCTGATGCGCTCCTGCGCAACGAGAACGTGCTAGGGCTGCTAACTGGCTGCGAGTTTGAAGTTCCCAAGATTGGTATGATTGGCGGCCTGCCCTTTAGGGCGAAGGCTGACATCTATGCTGATGGTTTCTTGGCTGACTTAAAAACAACAACCGACCTACGAGCATTCCCCTACTCTGCCAAAAAGTACGGCTACGATGTGCAGGCGTTTATCTACACCCGATTGTTCGGAGTGCCGATTGATAAGTTCTTCTTTGTCGCTATTGACAAGGCAAGCCTTGACATAGGAATCTACTCGGTGAGTCCAGAGTTCGTGGCAGAGGGAGAACGCAAGACCCTTGAGGCTATTGAAATGTACAAGCAGTTCTTCATCTTGGGTGAGGACTTGGATTCGTACACAGTTGTCGGAACGTTATGACCGACATCACTAAATGCACGGGGGAAGGATGCCCACTAAAAGAAACCTGCTACCGCTTCACCGCACCTGCCGAAATGTACCAATCGTTCTTTGTTAACGTACCCATCAAGCACGGGCAATGTGAATACTATTGGAATACTAACCTTTAATACCAACGAGAGATGCAAGACCAATTTATGAGGATAGCAATGGCGCAGCTCCGTAGCACCTACCCGTTCAAACCCCAACGCAGAGCAATAGCTGCTCGGATGTGGGTAAAGTTTCTTGACCGAAATGAGAAAAGGCAAGGCATCAACAATTAGGTATAAAGCCAAGAGGCGTAAAACCAAAGGAATGCCTAAAGGCTACGCTGCGAAGTGTCTTGCTGAACAAAGAGAAAAGGATAGGCCACCAATTATGAAGCGCAGACCTAAAGATGAACACAACGACACAGAACAATATGATTAGACCATTCGTTCTCGCGTTCCACAAGCAGAACTCTGGAGTATCGCACCACAGGACATTTGCACCCTTAATATGCCACAAGGATGTAGATGTCTTTTTCATTGAGAAGATTACCGACATTGACCCAGAGATGTGGCCTAAAGTCACGCACATTTATTCTTCACGGACATTCCCTGTTGAGCCGTTTGATGACTTTGTAAAGCTCTGCCGTAAGGAGGGCATCAAGCTAATTGTTGACAATGATGACTGGTGGGTGCTGCCTCCTACGCATCCTCTGCAAGGGTTGTACGTTGAGCAGATGAGAACGCGCATTGTGCGGTCTATGAAAGCAGCGGATGAGGTTTGGGTGACAAACAAGCACCTTGCCTCAAAGGTCAAGAAGTATAATACCAACATCCGAATCATACCAAACGCCATCAGCGTTCCAACGTGGCAGGTAGAGAGAGAGCCAAGCGAAGAAGTACGCTTTGGGTACATCGGAGGCAACCACCACGCAGCAGACGTAAAGGAATCCACAATAAACCTTGAGGGCTATCAGGGCTATGTGGCAGAGGTAGATGGCTACCCCGATATTATGAAGGCAAGCCATAGGCTGCCCACGATGCCACCATCACACTACCACAAACTCTACGAATTCTTTGACGTGAGCCTCGTACCGCTTACGACATCCGAGTTTGCCAAGTGCAAGTCGCACCTAAAGATGTTAGAGGCAGGCTTTAGCAAGTGCGCCTTGATAGTGAGCAACACGCAACCCTATTCACCATACATCACGAAGGATAATTGCATTGCCATCAAGCACCCAAGCGAATGGGCAGGAGCAATTAAGAGGCTAAAAGAAAACCCTAACCAAGTGGCAGACCTAACGGAATCGTTATACGAGTATGTGCAAGACTTCACGATGGAGAAGATAAACGAACTGCGATGCTTTACATAGTTACACCCTGCTCACGACCTCACAACCTCGTAAGGCTAAAACAACATATCCCTGCCTATGCAACGTGGGTGGTGATGGTAGATGCAAATTGCAACTTTAAGGGAGCAACAGGCGCATCAGTCACCCACTACTCCACACGCACGGGTAACGCAGGCCACCCCCTACGCAATGAGTTCCTTGACTTGTATTCTGATTCCTTTACTCCAGAGGACTGGGTTTACTATCTAGATGATGACAATATCCTGCACCCAAAGTTCCTTGAGGAGTGGAGCAACTTGCATTCCCTTGATTGCTCTATCGTAACGTGGGGGCAAATAGGTAGGCTACGCCCTACCGACCAACCACAAGTCGGCAACATAGACACCGCCTGCTATATGTTCAAGCCATACGACTTGCCCACCCTACGCTTTGAAATGACGTATGAGGCAGATGGCACCTTTGCACAAGCAGCATCCGAGCAAGGAACACTTATCTGCGTAGAGCAGTACCTTTGTTATTACAACGCCCTAAAATGAAAACGAGCAAACAAATAGACGGGTGGTTCAACCACCAAGCAGCATACGATTACCTAATCCACAATATGCCTCAAGATGGCAAGTTCGTGGAGTTAGGAGCGTGGCTCGGTAAGTCATCGGCCTACCTATGCGACACCGCAACATACCAAGAAATCACAATCGTTGACACTTGGAAGGGTTCGCCAAACGAACTGACCACAACCCATAAACTTGCAACAGAGCAGAATGTCTACAATCTCTTTGTAGAGAATATGGGAACTCGCAAGTACAAGGCAATCAAAGCAACATCCAAAGCAGCATCAAAGAAGTTTGCCAACGAATCCCTTGACGTAGTATTCATAGACCTTACCCATACCTATGAGGCGGTAAAGGAAGACATCAAGCTATGGCTACCCAAAGTCAAGAAGGGGGGCTACATCGCAGGAGATGACTACCACCAACATTGGCAGGGAGTAATCCAAGCCGTTGATGAATTCCTGCCACGAGCTACGTTCATTGATGACTGTTGGATTTACCAAAGGTGAAGAACCACACGAAGGCCTACCTCAAAGGGATGGGCTACTCCACAACTGACTTCATTCCTTGCGAGGTATGTCAAGCCCAAGCGCAAGACATCCACCACATAGAGTCAAGAGGAATGGGTGGAAGCAAAATTGCTGATACCATAGAAAATCTGATGGCACTATGCCGACCTTGCCACGTCACCTATGGCGATATTAAGGAATGGAAGGAGCGACTTCAAGCAACACACGACCACCACCTATCAAAAAGAGTTATTTAGATAGAACCGAAAAAAACGGAACTCAACGGATATGAAAGATGACAAAGGCAGGTTCATAGCAGGCAACACAGGAAGGCCAAGCGGAACACCAAACAAGACCACCAATAAAATACGAGAGGCATTCCAAACCCTCATTGAAGCCAACCTTGAGAATATGACCCTATGGCTCACCCAAGTTGCTGCTGATGACCCGAAGGGCGCACTTGACCTATTGAACAAGATGGCAGAGTATACGACTCCCAAACTCGCAAGGGTGGAGAACTCACACGAGGTATCGGATGAGCTAACGAAAATCAAGGTAGAGATTGTCCGAACTAAACCTAAAGAGTAGCGAACTCTTTGAGAAGAACTACACCGCCCCAACTCGGATAGTAGTCAATCAAGGCGGTAGCCGTTCGGGCAAGACCTACTCGCTTTTGCAGATGCTCATCGTGATGGCGATGGAGGATAGAGGCAAGGTGTACTCCATTGTGCGCAAGTCTCTGCCGTCTTTGAAGATGACGGCCTATCGTGACTTCTTTGAGATTCTAAATGCCAACGGTCTCTACGATGAGGCACGGCACAACAAGAGCGATTACACCTACGAGTTGAATGGCAACCTCTTTGAGTTCATCAGCCTTGACCAACCGCAGAAGAAACGTGGAGCAAGACGTGATTACCTATTCTGCAACGAGGCCAACGAACTCACTTGGGAGGATTTCTTTCAGCTCTTGATTCGTACCACAGGAAAGATATGGGTTGACTACAACCCCTCTGATGCGTTCCATTGGATTTACGACAAGCTGCTGACTCGTGATGACGTGACGTACATCCAATCCACCTACCTTGATAACCCGTTCTTGGAGCCAAGCATCGTGGAGGAGATAGAGAGGCTGCAACATACGGATAACGATTATTGGAGAATCTACGGACTTGGAGAACGTGGTATGAGCAGAGCCACCATCTTCCAATACGGGCAGGCAGAGATACCAACGGATGCCACGCTCTTATGTCACGGGATGGACTTCGGGTACACCAACGACCCTACCGCACTTGTGGCGGTCTACAAGTCTGGTGACAATCTGTATGTGGATGAATTGATTTACCGCACGGGGATGACCAACCCCGACATCAGCAACGTGCTAAACTCACTTGGGCTTGATAGGCGCACGGAGGTATTTGCTGACTCTGCTGAACCCAAATCTATTGAGGAGCTGCATCGTATGGGATGGAACGTGAAACCCACGCAGAAGGGCGCAGATAGCGTTATCGTGGGCATTGACGTGCTTAAGAGGCACAAGCTATTTGTAACCCCACGCAGCAGCAACCTAATCAAGGAACTTCAGAACTACAAATGGGTAGAAGACAAGAACGGCAACCTGCTCAACAAACCCATAGACGCATTCAACCACGCCATAGATGCGCTGCGCTATGCAACGTATAACAAGTTGAGCCGCCCTAACTTTGGGAGGTATGCCATACGCTAAAACTAAAAGGTTATTTTAATACAATGGAACTAAAGGTTATTGTACCCACCGCCCTATCAGAGATAACGCTTGACCAATACCAACGCTTTGCGAGGCTTGAGGGCGATGAGGAGTTCTTGACCCACAAGATGCTTGAGATATTCTGCGGAGTGCCTCTTGCCAATCTTCCGAATGTGCGCATCAAAGATGTGAGCCACATCAGCAAGCACATAATGGCGATGATAAACGAGAAGCCAAGTCTTACGCCAACCTTCACGATGGGGGACACCAAGTACGGGTTCATCCCAGAACTAGACAATATCACCTATGGCGAGTTCGTTGACCTTGATGGCTACCTGCAAGACGTGCAAGACCTGCACAAAGCGATGGCGGTATTGTATCGGCCTATCACAAACGAGGTCAAGCATCGGTATCTGATAGAGCCGTATGAGGGAGCAGGTAGGTATGCCGAGCAGATGAAGCAAGCCCCGATGAGTGTTGCTATGGGCGCAACGCTTTTTTTTTGGCATTTAGGGAACGAATTGTTGCAGGCTATGCTGACCTCTTTGGAGGCGAAGAATCAAACGAATACTCCAAGCAAGGACAATTCAGCAAGCAATGGGGATGGTACGCTACAATCTATCAACTTGCTAAAGGAGACATTAGGCAGTTTGCAGCAATTACACAACTTCAACTCCACGAGTGCCTACACTTCCTCACGTTTGAAAAGCAAAAGCAAGAAGTTGAAAACGACCTAATAAAAAAGTCAATAAAATGAGACAGTTCTACGACATCACCACCAAGCTCAAGGACACCCTTGAAGCCAATAGCCAAGTCAACGTGGTAACCACAGGGGATATTTTTGACATAGACCTAAACAAGCAGACCATCTTCCCTTTGTCGCACATCATTATCAACCAAGCAACATTTGATGGACAAGTAGTTCGTATGAACGTAAGCCTTGTTTGTATGGACTTGGTAGATGAGACCAAAGAGAATCCAAGATTGCAGGCAGAGCCGTTCTATGGCATCAGCAACGAGCAAAACATACTGAACACGCAGCTTGCGGTCATCAACGATGTGGTGCAGGAATTACGGAGGGGTACTCTGTACACCGACCTTTATCAGTTGGATGGTACTGCGACTTGCGTTCCCTTTAGCGAGAGGTTCGAGAACTTGCTTGCGGGGTGGACTGCTACGTTTGACGTGCTGCTTGCAAACACCGAGATAAGCGTCTGCTAAAATGGCACGGGCTGATTTGGTTGCTGCAGTACTTATTAAGTTTGGCAAATATGTCATTCAACAGGCGAGGACTAACCTCACCAAAGGCAAGCACAACTTCAACAAGACCCTTTACAATTCCCTTCGATATAGTGTCTACTACTCAAATGATAAGTTCTCAATGAGTTTCTTTATGGAGGACTATGGTGAGTTCCAAGACAAGGGCGTAAAGGGCGCAGGTGGCACGAGAAAGAGTACAAGCGCATTCAACAGGCGAAACAACAAGGGCAAGATATGGAAGCAGAAAGCACCCAATAGCCCATTTAGGTACAAGGACAAGAAGCCTCCCGTTTCTGCATTCAAGGCTTGGTCAGAGAGCAAAGGACTAAATCCTTTTGCAGTCCGTGAGTCTGTGTATCGGCAGGGTATTACTCCCACTAAATTTTTCAGCACTCCATTTAATATCGCAATCAATAAGCTGCCACCCGAAATTGCTGACGCAATAAAAAATAGTTTCTAAAAAAATGAGTACACCTACTGCATCCACACCAAGCAGCCTTTCAATGGCTCGTAGCCCTTTGTTTATAACGGGCAAAAACAACGCCCTTGCTGCTGATGAGCTTAACGCGATGTCCTTAGATTTGTATATTTATTCAGGAGCAAAGACATTGCCTGCAACGGCAAACTACCTTCTTAACAAGACCTACTCCATTAACGAGGTAATCAACTACGAGATAAGTGACCTAATGCGTTCGGAGTTCTACCACGACTTCAGCGTATGGGATGACATAGGTTTCACGCAAAGCCCCCCTGCGGAGGTATTGTGGGTTGCTCCTCTTGGTGAGTGGACATACTCAAACAACGGAGATGCGCCTGAAGACGCTGTTTGGTCAGGCAATAACGCTCAAGCCTTTATCGCAACCGATGGATGGGCAACCCGTGACAACATTGCCCCTGTTGCGGTATCGCAGTTGGTGCTTGCAACGAGCAGAGACAGGCAGGTGCTTATCGGTAACTACGAGTCCCTTGCAATCAACAATAGCTTGGCTAATGACTTTGTAGAAATTGAGATTGCTTGGAACAATGGCGATGCCGATACCTTCTACACAACCGCTATTAGCAGCACCCCTCCCGACCCAACAAGCAACAACTCCCAAGACCTTGTAATCTACGCAGGGGTGGGTGCTGCAAACCTTGAGAACAACCCCTACATAGATAACACCATTAAGCCCTCTACTCACGAAGCAGGGGACTACTACGATGTCATTCTAAAAGATTCAGTAGGCGATACAATTACAACAGTACGCTACTACCTAATCTGCGAACCCAAGTACGACCCTGTGCAGGTGGCTTTCATCAACCGCTTTGGCGTTGCTGACTTCATCACGTTCTTCAAGCGCAGCGATGAGCGTGGTAACTTCACGCAGGACTCATACCAAAAGAGCATCTACAACGATGGCTTCACCACCCCTTCATTGGAGATAGGCAAATACCAATCTTTTAATGTCAACTCGCGCAACACCCTATCCCTAAACACAGGGTTTGTTGACCAAGACTACGATGAAACGATTGAGGATATTCTGATGAGCGAGTATGTCGCGGTCTATACCAATAGCAACTGGGTGAGTGCAGTTCCGAATCGTGGCAGCATAGAGTACCAAAAGAGCGTGAACACAAGGCTCATCAATTACACAATGTCATTTGACTTCGGATTTGATGAGCGCAGCTTGGTACGATGAACAAGGTTGATATTTACGTCAATGGCTTTAGGCTAGACATCTTTGATGATGAGGAGATAAGTATCAACCTCTCGGTGCAGAACGTGCAGGACATCAGCAAGGTGTTCACGGACTTCACGCAGGGATTTACCATTCCTGCAAGCCCACGCAATAATGAGATACTTCAGCACTACTACAACGCTAACATCACAAGTTCTGTTATCACTACCGAGACAGGCGGCAGCCCCGTATGGAATAGCATCGGTATCACTTGGAATACTTTTAATACTGTTTGGAACGCAGGTGCAACAAGCGCATCTGTTGCCAATACTTTTGATGGCAGGCTACGACAAGAAGCAAGAATTGAAATAAACTCCCTACCCTTCCGCACAGGCGTGATTGAGGTAGAGAACGTGCAGTTGAAAGGCACAGAGCCGTATGCGTACACCTTGACGTTCTATGGCGATGTGGTAACGCTTATGGACTTGTTTGGCGAGGATTATTTGTATGACGTTGACTTCAGCGCATTCAACCACGAATACACAGATGAGGCAATCTATGATAGGCTGACTACTGATACATACGTTCCTTTGTTTTATCCGCTATGCAGCCCCGTTAAGAATTGGTACTATCAAAGCGAGGGTGGTGCGGGAGCTAATAATGAAAATAACATTGCGTACAGAACCAATGGAGAAGCCCCCTCTCAAGGGAATAGGGGCATCCGTTACTTTGAATTAAAACCTGCTCTAAAGGTTTACGCTATTTTAGAAAGCATTGCGACAAAGTACGGATTCACCTTTACAGGTGAATTTGTTAACTCCGAGCCATTTCAAGACCTGTCGTTATGGCTGCATCGCTTTGAAGGGTACCTCTTTAGTGGGGGCAACGACATTGAATGGCAGTTGATAAATATGAACAACACGATAAGTGGTACGCAATTTAATTTAACCACAGACACTTGGACTGTTGCTGATACTGAATCATACTATTTAGAAATAGAAATGAGGAACGTCAATGAAAACTATGAGCTTGGTGTTTTTAGGAATGGTATATTTTTATCTTCAGCATTAATTAATGCACACCCCTCTACGGATGTCACTACCACGATAGAGTTTTTGCGTCTTACCACAGGAACAGAAGTGCAGCTATACATCAGACCTCAATCACCTACCTCTATGAACTATCGGTGCATAGATTACCAAGCGTTTGATGAGGAAACCCTTGACTCGCAATTTCAAGTAAATCAAACCACATCGGTAAGCTACACCTTCACTGTTGTTGTTTCCGATATAATGCCCGAAATAAAAATTAAAGATTTTATTTCAGGGGTTCTGAAGATGTACAATATGGTAATCGTGCCTACTACCTTTAACACATTCCTGCTTCAGCCGTTGCAGGATTGGTACGCAGCAGGCACCGACAAAGACTTCCAAGAGTATTTAGACATCACGCAGTATGTGGTGAACAGACCACCCCTATACAGGGAGATAGAATTTAAGTACCAACCGACCGAGCAGATACTTGGATTCCAATACCTGCAAACAAACAACATCGGCTTTGGTGATTTGAACAACATCTTCACTTTTGATGGTGAGGATTTGCTTATTGAGGTTCCGTTTGAATGCCCATTGTTTGAGAGGTTGACCGACCAACACGATGACTCATTAACCAACGTACTTGTATATAAGAGCATCACAAGTGAGACAAACGAAGATGGTGTATTTAATCCCTATTTGGGTGCGCCTATTTTGTTTTATGGATATTTTGATAATTACGACTTAACTGAAAACCCAATAGGGTTTGTAAACTCGGATGATAGTCACACCCAAGTGGATATTGCTTGGTATGCCAATACGTCAAACCGCTATGCGGGTGTAGGTATATCTAACACCATAACCTTTGGAGCAGACATAGACCCATTCTACCTTCAATCAATAAACCGCAGCCTTTACAATAACGAGTGGAGCGACTACATTACCGACCTGTACTCCAAGCAGCGCAGGGTGTACAACGTAGATGCGGTGCTGCCTATCGGTAAAATCATAACGCTGAACCTTCAGAATGCAATCATTTGGAACAACACCAAGTACATCATAAACAACGTCAACCTAAATATGACCACAGGCAAAGCATCATTTGAACTCCTCAACGTAGTATGAAGAAAGGTTATTTAAGTTATTTAATTGAAATACTAAACTCGGATGAGTGGCTTGGAGCAGGTGATTGCGTTGAAATCGCCAAAGGCAAGAACAAACTACCCGAAGGATGGAATGAATATATTAAGCTACAATGGCGGCAGTTGAAATAATTGAGATTAAAGGGGATGCTACATCCGCTATTGCTGCGCTTAAAGCCGTAGGGATAGAGGCTGACAAGACGCAGACCAAAGCCAAAGAGACAAACGAGGCCATCAGTAGTGGACTTGAAGCACTTGATAAGCGCACAGGCGGTGCAGTATCTGCGTTCAAGAGTTTGCAGGGTGGCATTGGTAGTGCGGTAAAAGCATTCGGCACACTCAAGGGAGCAATCATTGCAACGGGATTGGGTGCGTTGCTAGTCGCAGTAACATCGCTTGTCAGTTATTTCTCAAAGACCGAGCGTGGTGGTGATGCATTAGCGGTTGTTCTTGGCGCACTTGGCGCAGTAGTTGGCAAACTGACTGATGTACTCGTTAAACTTGGCGAGAAGCTCTTTGAGGCATTTCAGAATCCGCAGCAAGCCCTCAAGGATTTTGGCAAACTGCTAAAAGAAAATATCACCAATAGAATTGAAGGTTTGCTTGAGTTGCTTCCTGCTTTGGGTAAAGCAATCAGCCTTGCATTAAAGGGTGAGTTCTCCGCAGCAGCGAAGACCGCAGCCGATGCAGCAGGCAAGGTTGTGCTTGGCGTTGAGGACATCACCGACAAAGTTGGCGCAGCAGTAGATGCAACGGTTGAGTTTGGCAAAACATTGGTGGCAGCAGGCAAAGAGGGAGCAAGAGTCGCAGCATTATTAAATGCGGTAGAAGATGCAGAACGTGCGCTAATTGTACAACGTGCAAAGGCAAACAAGCAGATTGCAGAGGCACGATTCATCGCTGATGACCTAACCAAAAGCACAGAGGAGCGTATCGCTGCGGTAGAGAAAGCAGGAGCGTTAGAAGAAGAAGTAGCGGCAAAAGAAGTAGCAAACCAAACATTAAGGCTTGCAGCCTTGAGGGCGCAGTCAAAAATATCGGAGGTAAACGAGGAGCAGTTGGTAGCCATTGCAGAAGCAGAGGCTCGTGTTTTGGAGTTAGAGCAGGCGAGCATCGCTCGCAAGCGTAGGCTTGGTACTGAAGTAAAGGGATTGAGGGCAGAGGAGAAAGCAGCAGCCGATGAGAAGCTAAAAGCAGCTCAAGAGTTTGCAGCATTAGAGGAGAAGGCCGCGCAAGACTTTGCTTTGCAGCAGGGAGCTTTATTAGACAAAGCATACGAGATGCTACTCACCGACCAACAACGTGAGATAAACGCAGTCAACGATAAATACTTTGCCATTCTTCAACTAACTGAATTATCGGTAGAGGATAGGATTGCCCTTGAGAAAAAACAAGCTGCCGAGATTGTTGCTATCACAGAAAAAACCGCAGCAGCAACAAAGGCGATAAACAAAGCAGAGCAAGACGCAAAACTCGCAGAAATAAATCGCACTATTGATGCGGTACAGGGTGCGCTTGGTGCAGTATTCCAAAAGAGCAAAGCCATTGCAACGGCAAACGTAATTGTGGATGCAGCGCAAGCAGCAGTTGGTATCTTTAATAGTAGCACCTCACTCCCCGAGCCCTTTGCCTCAATAAACAGAGGGGTACAATACGCAGCACTTGCAGCAACTACATTTGCAGCAATACGCAATATCAACGCAGCACAACCGACAGGAACCTCCTCTGCTCCTGCTGCAATCAATTCCCCTTCTGCGCCATCACAACCACCGCAGTTTAACATCGTAGGACAGGGTGGAGTGAACCAACTTGCGCAGAGCATCGGTGGTCAGTTCAACCAACCCATCCGTGCATACGTTGTGGGTGGTGACGTAACGACCGCACAACAACTACAACGCCAAAGAGTAAGAACCGCAACATTCGGATGATGAAACTAATTGAACTAATACTAGATGAATCAATGCTGCTAACTGGCATTGACGCAATCTCCCTTGTAGAATATCCTGCGATTGAGGAGGACTTCATTGCGCTCAACTCACAACGGGTGGAGTTCGCTACGCAGAGCGATGAGAAGCACATCCTTATGGGAGCAGCACTCGTACCAAACAAACCCATCTACCGAGCAGAAGGCGAGGAGGAGTTCTATGTGTACTTCAGCGAAGCCACCATCCGCAAAGCGAGCGAGATGTTCTTCCAAAAGAGCAAGCAGAACAACGCTACGCTTGAACACGAAGTAGGAATCAACGGCCTCACGGTTGTAGAGTCGTGGATTATCGAAGATGACGTACAAGACAAGAGCAAGAAGTACGGCTTTGATTTGCCAATAGGCACTTGGATGGTATCTATGAAAGTCAACAACCCAGAGATTTGGACAAACTTTGTCAAGACAGGGAAGGTCAAAGGATTCTCTATTGAGGGGTATTTCGTGGACAAACTAAACCTTGCCAAGCAAGAGATGGCGCAAATAGAGGAGCAGGAAGCAGCGTTGATGCTTGCACAGATTGTTGCTATCATCAAAAGGGATGGTCGTAAGAAGTCGGGAACACGCACCGAGATGGCCTCGTATTCTGACTACCCCGATGCGGTAAAGAACAACGCCAAGCGTGGTATTGAATTAAACGAGAAGAACGGCAACAAGTGCGCTACTCCTGTCGGTAAGGTAAGGGCGCAGCAGTTAGCACAAGGCAAGCCTGTAAGCGTAGAGACCATCACACGGATGTACTCGTACCTATCAAGAGCCGAAGAATACTACGATGAAAGCAATAGCGAAGCCTGCGGCACAATATCGTTCCTGCTATGGGGCGGTCTTGCTGCAAAGCGTTGGGCAGAGTCCAAGCTAAAGGAACTCGGCAAGATTGAACTTGCAGTAGGCGTGCCTCACTACACCGCAGATGGCAAGCTATACACAGGCCTAACTCACAAGGATGCCGATGGCAGACTGATGACAGGCGCAGAGCATACAGAAGATAGCGAATACCTATACCATAAAGAAGACCTAAAGAATGTATAGACCAATGAAACTCCCTGTCGCATCCCCGCGAGGTGGAAGGCGTGGATGCTTATGCCCAGACAACACTTACAGGTCAGAATGCTGCGATGGCTCTCTTGCAGCGCAGGGTATCGGCTCACTAGTAGGTCAAGGCACAAGCGTTGTCATACTTGGCGAGGAGTGGCAGACCATCAACACGCTATGGGAGTCCACAAATACTCTATGGC